TTAGACCCTCAATGTAATACTCCATTATATGCTTGGATTGAACAAAATAATTTAACTAATGCTTATATTTGGGTAAAAATCCCAACTTCAATTCCAGCAAATGGTTCATTAACTATTTATATGTTTATACAAAATTCAATTCAATACCCTTACACTGGAATGGCCCCATATTTATCTTCTACATATGCACAATATGATAATGGAGGAAATGTATTTAATTTTTATGATAATTTTAAAGGGACTACATTAAACCCGGCATGGACAGTCCCTTCAGGTTTTAGTTACCAAGTAAATAACGGTTTTATCGCTGAACCTTCCAGCGGTTCTGCTCCTTCTGCATATAATTTAAATGTTCAAGAAACATCATCGATAATAGCAGAATGGGCTTTAAATATGTCATCTACCACATATTCTAGAAATTATACATATTTTCAGCTAAATAGGTATACAGGATACTCAAACATGCATATGTTAGGCGTATCAGGGTCTGATACACTTTTTAATAATAATACAAAAATTAATACTGTTTCTATTTCTTCGTCAGGAATACAAATTTTTGGAGTACGGAATGGTGGGACAACAGTAACATGGTATTATGAAGGTAATTCGTATACTAATAATTCTGTAACTGCAGAAACTGATTATCTTGCACTTGGATGGGCTTATAACGCACAAAGTTACAATTTTCCTACAATATATTGGGTTAGGACTAGAGCTTATCCTCCAAATGGAGTAATGCCTTCAAATTCTCAACCGCAACAAACTATAGTATTTGTAGGTTAATAAAACAATGACCATCGCGACTACTACTCAATGCACTGATGTTTACCAAATTGCTAATTTGTTATCTCCACCAAGTAAATATTCAATAATTTCTTCTTCACTATGGAATGAAATTGTACAAGATTTATATTTAACATATAGCGTATTTCAATATATTAATTTTTTATCAGCATTTCCATATACAGATTATATATTTCCTGCAATTCAACAATTTAATAATTTTCCGCAAAATTTTACGCCTTATACTTTTACCCCTTTACTTAATGCCCAAACGGGTACACCGCTTAACGCTGATGATTTTAACAACTTAATAAACGCAATTATAGAATTAGCAAATATGGCTAATATACAATTACAAACAAAATTAAATTATGTACAACCGAACGAAATTGTTAAAGCTTCGCAATTTGCAAATGTAATTTATGCAGTAAATCAATTATTAACTTTTAATTATAATACTTATTTTATTTTAAGTTGTTCAGGTGCCGAATTTATTAACCTACTAAGCACGCAAACTGCATTTTTAAATGTATTAATATACAACTTAAGCAATAACCTATCAGTTTCAAACAATACTTATATAAAAAATTTACTTTTAAATTCTTTGAGTCAAAACATTTATAACTATGGAATAATTGATAAATTAGTAATTGTATCAAGTAATGGAAACATTTATCTTTATAATGATGCATTTATTAACTCTTTAACCATAAATAATAATATTCAAAATATTTATGTAAATGATAGTTCTTCAATTGAAACATTATCAATTTCATACAATACTGGTAAAATTTACCTTAATGGAAATGCATTTATTAATACTTTAACCATAAATACCCAAAATGGTTATATTTATGTAAATGATAATTCCGTAATAAATAATTTAATTTGTAATACAAATGTAGGAGCAGTTATTATAGCACCTACTGCAGTAGTTATAAATAACCAGTGCACTTAATTATAATTTACAAAATACAAATTCTCTATTATCATCAGTTATGAAAGTCAAAATTGTACCGTAAAGTTTTTTCATCAATTCAAATCTATTCTCAGTCCAGTCATGAATAGCAATACAATATTGTTTATATTTCTGCAATTCTTCAAATCTCAAATTTTTTTCACATCCTTCACAATCCATAATAAAAATGTCAGTATTCGGATACTCTTTACCAGTCCATTCCCCATTTATCTCAACTTTTTCACAAATTTGAAATTCTTTGCAAACTTTTTCTTTAAACCTCTTGTTTAACTCACCACTTTTTTCAAAACCAATTACTTTTTTAGCGTCTTTCAAAAGAAAATACAAAGCAGAACTTCCGCAATCATTTCCAATTATTGTAATTGTTTTATCTTTAACATCTAATTTTCCATATGCTAAATTAAATTCATACCAATAACAACATCCTAATTTACAAAAATAATCGTTATAATTCATGAACTTATTACCTCAAACAAAGCGTAAACTGTAGTAGGGCCTGTGGCCCAAGCGTAAACGTTTGCCGGGTTATTTACATGTATCTCTAAACTATCATTTGGCAAAATCGGAAAGTTATTATAAATGTTGTTACCAATGTAAACTATATAATTACTTAAGTTTTGTAAAATTATTCTTGCAGTTTGCAATGCCGAACCGGAATAAAGCGGGTTAGGTGTAGTACCAACATTAAGTTGTAAACCTTGTATAGTAGGAGGTGCTAAATATAACGTAAGCTGGTTTATTGTATTTGCCAAACCGACAGTTGCTAAATAAATATAAAAAAGTGAATAAGCTAAATAATTAGAAACAGCATAAACTGCATTTTGCAAAGGAATTCCTAATTGTTGAGATACAGAATTTATTAAATTGTAAAATGACGCATAAAAATTTTGTAAATCTTGTTGTACTACGTTTGAAATTTCTTGCGGTAAATTAACAAGCGAATTATAAAGTTGTTCATTACTGTACAAAATTGCGTTTATTTGGTCATTAGCAGTTGAAATAAAACCAGCAATATAAATAGGATCAAGTTCAGTTATTACAGGCTGGCCAGCAACATAAACATCATTATAAAAATAACCGGCATCGGCAATTATCCAATTCGGGATTACCAAATTCCCATTTTGGAGAATTGATGTTACTGCATTTCCGCCGGTTTGATATAATTGGTTTAATAACAAAACGGCAGTATTCCACATACTTGATGTCAAACGCTGGAATGGTGAAGCCAACAAATCCGAAATTGATGTATAAGTTACACTCACAATTATTATTTTCTTACTTGGCAAAAATAAACATGCACAGCACATATATTATATTATGTATATGTGCTGTAACACTTGTTGTAAATTAGTCCCGTAAAAATTGTTATTTGTCATAAATTACAAATATAATTTGGTAACAAGAAAATGAGTAAAACAATTTATTATGTACATCCTATGCACCACGATGTTTCATTTAAATTTGTAGCAAAAGAACATATAAAAATGTTAAAAGAAAAATATACAGTTTATGAAATACCAATTTTATCTTTTTACCAATTTACACCTTTTAAATTTCCAATTTCCATAATTCATCCATTTTTTTACAGTATGTGGTATTGGGGAAAAATTGAATTTTCATTCTTTGAAACTTACAGAACTAAAGTAAGTGCCGTTTTAGGTGTAGAAGTTGCAGATACTAATAAAATTGCCGAAAAATACATCAATTATGCAAATAATTACGCCGATGCAATAATATTAAATTCGCAGTGGTCAATTAACGCATTTATAAACTCCGGCTTAAAAATACCAGCTTATAAAGTCGTACATAATTTTAACCCAAAATTATTAGCAAATGATAAAGAATTAGAAATAGATAAACACGTTTCTTATATTGAAAAAATAAAAAATGAAAAGAAAATCAAATTAATATTTATTTCATTATGGCACTCGGATTTTAGAAAAGGAACCGATATTTTTCATGAAATAGCAAAAAAACTACAAAAAGAAAGAGATGATATTTACTTTTTAGTTAAAAGCGGTATGCCAAAAAATGATTTTAATGATTTAAAAATGTTTAATGTAACAGGAGTAGTAAGTTTTGATAATATAGTTAAAATGTACAGAATTTCGGATTTATATTTATTAACTTCAAGAGGCGGGAGTTTTGAATTAAACGGTTTAGAAGCGTTTATTTCAAAAATTCCCGCAATTGCGACAAAAGGCGGGGCGTGGGAAGAATATTACCCATCTCAATTAAAAGATTTACTAGTTGATCCTTGCAATTCTCCAACAGTTTTGCCGGGTAACCCAATACATGTAGGCCAGGGCGTGGAAATGTGTATTGATAAAGCAGTAAACAAAATTTTGAAAGTTTTAGATAATTATGATAATTACAAAGCTAAAATTGAAGAAAATCATAGTTTTTGGCTAGAAAATTTTAGTTACCAAAATGTGAAAAAACAACTAATAAATGTAGTTGAGAAATACATAAAATAAAACCAAAATAAACATAAAAAAAATATTTAAAATAGATTATGAAGAACTATAAACGTAAGTAAAACCAGTTAGCACTTTTATAAGTTTTAACTCATACCCAATTTTTTCGATTTCTTCAATTGTTTTTAGGACTTGCCCTTCTGCCAACCGCTGTTTTAAAGTAAATACTATAGCCTCATCACCTTCATCAAAATAAACTTGTATTCTGTTTACTGGAACTTCTACACCTAGCAACATGCTTAGTAATTTAGCAGTAACATCATGTCCAATTGCAGATATAAATTTTTGGTTTTGTACCAATTTTTTAGTATCATCAAGCGATATATTTCTTATAGCAACTACAATATTCTTTTTTGTAGGTATTATTGGCGAATTTAATAAATATAAATTACCCATTTTAAATCACCAACATTCTTGCATATAACTTAAAACTCTTTTTTCTGAAATTCCTAGCAATTTCGCTATTTCTGACAAAGTATAACCTTGTACTGCAAGTTCATGCACTAGCTTAACAAAATCTTCTTTGTTTTGTATTACATATGTTTTGTTTCCAACTTGTACCTCTTTTTTCATTTTGTCTATCCCATTATAAAATAAGAAATATGACATATTTATACTATACTCCACAAAGCTATATTCCTAATATCATATATACAACTCGGCATTCTTTTACTTTATTTGATTATAATCAAAGTAATGAAATAAATTATAGATGAAAAACAAATAAAATTAGAACTTATAATTATAATCACAATAATGCAATAAATTATTGACAAAAAAATAGAAAAAAAGAAAATAATTAGAAATAAGAAAGAATATAAAAATACCAAAACTAATAACAAGAAAAGAAAACAAAAAAGAAAAAATATTTAACTTAAATTAAAAAATTATTGAATTAAATATACTCGCTTTTTCATCCTTCCCGTTTCAGGGTTAATTTCCGTTTTTACGGAAATTAAACCCCTTTGTTGCAGTTTCTTTAACCTCGCTAACATATAATATTGATATTTTGATGCCCAAGCAAAATGAGATATTATATCTTCTTGCCATAATGAACCACCATTCTCAGCCAAAAGCTGGAGAATGGCTTTTTGCTTCTTACCCAATTTTTTCACGTTTATTTGTTTTTTCTCTCCTTCCATTTCCCTTTACCTCACTCTATATATCTCACTCCTCACTTTTAAATTTTTCTGTAAACTTATACACACAAATTTTTACCTTTACTACCTTTCTCCGTTTTTTA